CGGTCGGCTTGTCCATCCAATGGCCGACAATTTCGATGCTGATGCTGCTGTCACCTGCATCGCCGTTGTGACTGCTGTCGTAGCGGACATCCCAGCAATTCGATTCCAGTGCATCGAGACGGGCCTTGTCTCGCTCCAGATCATCAATCCGCTGATCCGCTGCGTTCAGGCGCAGCTGCAGGGCGTCACGCTCGGCGGTGATGCGGACGAGTTCGGCGCGGTCGATCAGCTCGACGTAAACGTCATCGGTGCCGGTGACCAGGCGCTGCTGAAGCTCTTCGATCAGTTTCATGTCCGGCTGGATGTCGTTCTCGCCAAGCTCGGTTGCGTCGAACGCACCGCCGAGCACCAAGGTCGCCAATGTTGGTATTTCGCTCATCCTGCAATCTCCATCGATACCAGATCATGGGCATTCACTACCGGCATGCCGAGCTTACGGGCGATGTGAACTTCGAGCCGGGCACCTTTGGAGTTTTCCCAGCCAGGCAGAACCGCGACCTGGCCGCACAGGCCCAGGCGGGTGAGGTCGTAGGCCATGTAGTCGGCCCACTCGGCGCCGGCGACTACGCCATGCTCTGCGGGGTTCTCAACCAGGTAGCCCCGGGCGCGCAGGTCGGCGGCCATCTTGTTGAAGGCTGGGAAGTTGAAGTCTTCGAAGCCTGTCATGGGCCCGGCCAGGTACAGACGGTGGGCACGGTCGGCGTGGAGTGTAACGGCAGCCTTGGCCTGGGCCGTGGCGCGATCAAACCCCATGGCGCATGCCTGGTCCTGAAACACGATCAGCTCTTCGGAGAAGCGATCGACCTTGTCGACGTAGCGCTGGTGCAGGCGCTCAATAGCGTGTTGATCGTCTGGGTGGTTGCGGTTTTCTGTGGGCATGGGGCGTCCTATGCCGGGTCATGCCCGGTCGGTGAAGTGGTGTCGCTCGCTGAGAACCATCTGCTCCGGCATAATCCATGGAACCACGATTATCGGAGAGCAAATTGAATAGGGACTGGGTTGTTTGGAGTGGTGCGGTATTGCTTTTTTTAAGCGGTTTTCTCTGGGCTCAGTTTTTACCAAGCTCCGAGTTCTGGAAGTCAGAATTTGACATGAAAGCGGTGGACTACTTTAGTGTCGCATCTGCGATCGCTACTGCAATCGCTGCATTCGCAGCGTGGCGCTCAGCATCTATTTCACGCGACGCAGCGACAGATAGCAGATCCTTTTCCAGGATGCAGGCTTACATACTCCACAAGCAACAGTTTGAAGTTCTGCTGAGCGATATTGAGAAGGAGCTCGGGATTACATTCAGGGAAAAAAACGGACTCTACAACGATATTTTCCCAGATAATCGGCATACTGATCGACCATTTAGCATGAAAGCAAATGGACCTGAGTTTTACGCATGGATTGACTCATTTAAAGATCTGGTAGAACAAACTAACGTTCATCCGCCAATGGGTTTCAGAGAGTTGAAAGCTTGGATGGTGGAACAGGTTGTTTTGGCGGATAACTTTCTGCGCTTTAGGTACTCTGTTGATAATGAGACTTTCAGAGTTGGTGAGATTGATACACAAGTATCAATCGAGGACCCTATGTATGGTCTGGAACTTTGTAACACTGTCCTCAACCATTTCCATGTTTTTGGAATGATCGACGGTTATCTTGGGATGTCCAGCCCGCCCTCTTGGTTCGAAACGTCTTTGAAGGAATTCAAATTTAGAATCTACACGCACGATGAAGATTGCGAATATAAATGAAATAACGGCGGTCAGGCCCTGACCGGATTCGACAGTGGGTGCGGTTACGCCAGTCGAATACTTCGAGCGATGCGCGGCGTCTTGGTGATGGCGCCCTTCAACAGCAGGCGGGTGACTCGTTCGGACATCGCGTTGCCGTAAACGCCGGCGGCGGTGGCCAGCTCGGCGATGGTTGGCGAGTAGCCGTTCTTTTCGATGAACACTCGGATCAGCTGCAGGGTTTCGGCTTCTGTCTGGGTGATCGGATTAGTCAGGGTCATGTCGGGTGGCCTCACGGTTTGCGAACTCTTCAAGCTGTCGCGACTGGTTTGGCGTGATGAAGAAATCAGGTCGAGACATGTCAGCGAACTTGCCCGACTCATACGCCGTCGCCTTCGAAAGGTTGATCAACAGCGTCGATACCGTCTCCTGCCATTCCTCGAAGTCGTGGCGCTCACCAAGCACCTGAAGTGCATCAGCAAGCGCCTTCGACACAATCAGCGTGCGCTTCTCGGCGCCGATCCGATCCAGCAGGGCACGCTCCTTGGCGCGTTTGTCCTTCTGAATGTCCGCGTTGCTCTTGGCCATGGCCTGCCTCTTCAATTCCGTGGGCCGGTATATCCAGCCATGTCTGTCGTCGGCGCTGGCGCACCTGGTGGTTGATCCGTCTCACGCTGCGACCTTCACCTGATGCCAGGCGCCGGCGGCGTAGAACAGCTTGGCGGCCTGGGCCTCGTCGAGTGATACCTCAGCGGGGATGGCGATCCAGCCAGACGCGACCAAGTGGTTCGGGTTGCAGCTGTTGCGCAGCTCCAGGTAGTAATGCTCGATGGCGTCAGTCAGGCGCTCGACCTTGTAGATGCCCTCCGGTGAGATCTCCACCGACTTGACGTACTCGACGCCGCGCTCGTCCCGACACATGGCGCTGAGGTAGATCGTCCAGCGGTAGGAGAAGTCGAACAGGGCGTTGGCAATCGCCAGGCTTCGGATCTGCTTGCGGCTCTTCCTGTTGGCCATGATCTGCAAACCGCTGGGGTCAATGTTCACCACGGCGACGTGGTTGGTCCGGAGAAGCGCCCGGCAGCTGCGTTCGGCACGGGCGAATCCGTTATTGGGCTTGCGTACCTTGCTCATAGCGAAGCCGCCATTTTGCGCAGGGCCTGGCGCTCGGCCCAGTTCAAGCCTCTGGGTTTGCGCTTTAGCACCGTTTCGGGATCAATTTTCTGCGAGCGGGGCGGCGGCAGCGGATTGGGCGGTGGGCTTTTCAGTTGGGCGATCTGCCCGCCGGCGGCCAGGTACTGAGCGACCCGGTCGTTGATTGATTCCGCGCTCTGCCGCTGCTGCTCGATGAGATTGAGGTGGTTGCTGATCATGCTGCTTTGCTCCTCAGCTTCTCCTCGTAACTGTCGACCAGCAGCTTGAACTGCCAGAGGTCTTCCTCAAGCTTTTCGATGTAGTCCTCGTCGCGCTTGAATTCCTGCCACCATAGCTGGCGGCCGACCGGCTTGAGGTCAGGGCAGTACATCCCGATATGCCACCACTTGCGACCGGTGATCCACATACAGCCTTGGACTTGGTCCATGATGTCGCTGGCATCATTGTCGATATGGAAGGAGCGCAGCTTCTCCGGAGCGAGGAAGCATTTGTACTCGGAGCCGCCATCCTCGCCGATGAAGCCGTCGGCACTGGCGCCGAACACGCCGTCATCGGTTTTAACCAGGCCCACCTGGGTGACGATAAGTCCGGTCTGGATTTCGTGCTCCATGCGGGCTTCCGGCTCCAGGTCGTGGCCTCGCTTCATCTGCCAGGTCTCGAAGCCACCGTCCAGCGGGGCACCACTGATACGTTCGACGGCCAGGCGAAAGGCGTAGTCCAGCGCCTTTGCGGTCGGCTCTCCCTTGTTGGGGCCTGATTTCAGACGGGCCCGCGCGTCGCTGAACATGCTGGCGGTGATAACCCCGGCTCGCTCTTGGTGCCAGGCATCCGATCCTTGAGAGCAATGGACGATAATCATTGTGGGATCTCCTCGAATTCAACTTCGTCATCAGTCGCGCTTGTAGCGGCTGTTTCGTTTGCAGGCTCGGGCTCGGGCTTTGCCGCTGCTTCTTTCAAGGTCACGCCACGGGCGCCGACCGCTACCTTGAATGCCTCATAGGAGGTCATGTCCTTGACTTCGTTGATGGCCGAAACACCGGCCTTCCAGATTTCGGTGAGCGTTTCGGGGGTGGCGGCGGCTTCAGCCTGGGCTATCCAGTGGGCGGCCAATGTCGGGTCGTGCGGTGCTGGGGTTGGTTTGCCGGGCTGATGTGCTTCCTGCGGCCGAAGCTCTTCCGGCAGGTCTTCAATGTCCTGCGTGAAGATGTCCGAGGCTGCGGTGACGTTGAGCGTCATGGCGATCATGGCGCGCTTGCAGGCCATCTTGAGCACCGTGTTCGCCAGATCGGCAGCCTCAGTGCGAACCTGCGGCCTTTTCTCGACGTTTCCTTTGTACTTGGAGAATTTGACGCGGCGCATGTTCTCCGGGGTTGCCTCGAACTCCTCAAGGCAGATCGAGCCGCGCCACTTGTATTTCTCTTCACCGGAAGAGCACTCACCCACACCTTCGCCGAGAGCGATGCCCGTTGTCTGGTGACGGCCTACGCAGGTGACCCGGTAACGGGCGGTGCTAGCGCTGGACAAGTCCTCAATCCGATATTCCTGTGCCACCCGGAAGGTCACGCACAGCACCTCGGCGCCGGGCTTGTAAAGCGTAGGCTTGGGCGTGCCAGGGATCGTGCCGTAGTGTGTATCGCGCTTCATGATGCCCTGCATCACTTCCTGCACCAGGTTCACGCGCTGGCGAATCTCGACCGCCGAAAATCGATGAGTCTCGGCGGCAGTAAGGCCTGACGCCTCGCGCGCCGGCATATGAATGATTTCGTTCATGACGACCTCAGTAGGTGATGGCGATGGCGGGGATCTTGCGCTGGGCGATGAGGGTGATGGCCTGCTTGGCACATTCCTCGGTCATTCCGCCGGCGACGAAGGCGTCCAGCGCGGCCCGGTTGATCTTGGCCTTGTGGGCTTTGTCTGCCTCCCGGGCGACGGCCTGGCGGTTGATCTCGTCAGCAGCAGCATTGGCGCGAGCGATCTCTGCGAGCCTGGCTTGCTCAGCTGCTTCAGCTTGGCGCCGCTCCGAATCGATGCGCTCTTGCTCGGCACGCTGCACAGCTGCGACGCGATCAGCTTCAGCCTGGGCCAGAGCCTCCTGGTGGCGGCGCTCGTCGTCGATCTTCTGTTGCGCGGCTCGCTGTTCTGCCTCGATTTTCTCCCGGGCGGCCTGTGCTGCAGCGCGCTCTGATTGCTCGGCGGCAAGCTTCAGCTCAAGTTCTCGACGGTCTGCGGCGGCCTTAGCTTCGGCTTCTCGTTTGACGGCAGCATCGCGATCGGCCTGCGCCCGCTGCTCAGCCTCAATACGAGCTTTTTCGGCTGCTGCACGGGCAATCTCTGCATCGCGGTCGCGCTGGGCTTGTGCTTCTGCCTCAGCGCGCAGGCGGGCCAGCTCTGCCTGCTCGACTTCGTACCGCGCACGCTCTGCGTGCAGGGCGCGCAGCTTTGCCAGTGTCTCGTCCTTCACCTGGGCGGCTTCGGCCAAGAACTCTTCCCAGGTATCGTTTACCGCAACCAATTCGAGGATGGCGATGATGTGGCCGACTTGGCCGGCGCTCGGCGCGCCCTCGAAAATCAGAAAGTCTTTCATGGCCTGGATGCCATCGACGTGCTTGTCTTTGCGGGCCTGCTCAGCCTCTTCCCACTCGGTCAGAGGCTGGCGGGTGGCGTCGCGCAGGGCGTCCATCTTGGTGACGAACTCGCGCAGCTCAGCCTCGACGACCTTTGGCATTTCCTTCAGGCGCTTCAGGTAGTCGCGGCCAGGCTTCTCGACCGCTGTCTTGGACTTGCTGACGGTCGCTGCCAGGCTGGCAATGCGCGCGCGGCCCTTGGCGGTCTTGAGGTCCGGAACCTCGCCGGTGACTTCTGCCTTTACCGCCTCGAAGAACTGGCCCAGGCCGCCTGCCACGTAGATGGCTGGCGCGTTGTCGGCGCTGATGTCGTCAATCGTGATGACTTGCTGTTGTGCGGACACGGGAAATCCTTGCCACGACATGCGCAGCGCTTGAAGGTGTGGGTTATTGAGTGACGCGATCAGCGAGAGCGCTGAGCAGCATTAGGAAGGTGCAAACGGCGATGGCAGAGAATGAGCCGCGCCAGATGAGGAAGCGCCTGGTGCGCTGGTGGGCGGTCACAGTTCGACCAGCCGGCCGCGGGGATCGATTCCCCAGTCGCCTTCCATGAATGCCGAGTTGTCGCGGGCATGGTTCGGCCAGTCGCCCTTGACGGGAAATCTGAGCTCTTTCACCAGAGTGTCGCGAGGGCGCTTGAGGACGCCTTCCAACTGCTCGACCTGTTCATCGATCAACGTCTTCACGATAGGCGTGGTCATGCTGCAGCACTCCTGATCTCCGCATTGCGCTCGACGAACTTGGCATCCAGCACATTGCGGTAGCGGTTGGCAGTCGGGGCGTCGATGATCTCGGCGAACTCCGCCATTTCGATCATGCCCATGACGAAGGTGCGGTCGGGCACCGGAGTGCAGGACCGCCGGATCTTGGCGATTTCAAGGCCCAGCCGGGCCAGGGCGACATGGTTGCTCATAGCTCGTCGTCCTCTGCCTGCGCAATCAGTGCGTCATCGACAAGGGGCTCAAGTAGGGCCTGTGCGATTTCGCCAAGCTTGCCGAATGGGTGGTCGCTGTGACCCAGCAGCTCATTCACGGCCACCTTGTCGCCCTTGCCGTAGGCCGTGGTGATCAGCAGCCAGCCCAGGGCGGAGGTGTGCACCTGGCAGTCAGCGAGACGCTTGTTTGCGTATTCATCGACCGCCAGGGCGAATTCCTCGGCCTTCACGCCCTGAGGCGAGCACATGCGCCGCTGGAACTTCACGTCGCGACCGTAGCGCACCAGCTGCTCCGTGGCGTTGTACAGCCATTCACTGCGGGCAATCTCCACCGCCGACTCGCTCACTGGAGGCGGCAACCGGGCGTCGTACATCGCCTGACAAAACTTCAATGCTGTGTTCATGGTCGCCTCCAGGGTGGCGGTGTTATTTGATAAGTCGTCCGTTCATCGCTGCGACTTCAACAATCGCTCTACGCACATCGGCGTCACAGTTGTTAGTGCGCACAGCCTTTAGCAGCTTCGGCCGCCACGTCTGAACGATTACCGTCAGTTCGTCGCGGTTGCAGTTCACGGTCATGTCCAGCTTCATGACCAGGCCTAGCGCCTCGCCGTCGTTATGAAGCGGGGCGAAAAACCCTTTTTCTTGCGGCCAGTCGCATGACTTTCTGTAGAAAACTTTCTGACTTGGAAGCCATTCGACTTCTTCGCCAATCGCTTTGGCGGCCAGCTCTGTCAGATCGCGATCTGAATCGCTCATGGCGACCTCCAGTGTTTGGGGTTAGGCAATAACGATTGCAGCCAAATGCGCTCGGCAGTCCCGTACGCGGTCTGAGGCTGTTTGAAGCTCTGCTCCAAGAGCCT